AAGAAAATGTATGAACTCTTTTTTGTGTTCTACTGATAGACCATTTAGTTTTGTTGGTTCTATAAATGAAGATGTGAATACTTATACTACACTTGCAAATAGAGGCGATTTGTTTTTAACTATTCCTGTTTTTGCAATAAATCAAAAAGATAGTCAAAAACAAAAAAACGGAATGAGTGATATTTATAAATTACAAGGTACTTATATAAAATCATTTACTACAATTTTAATGCAGCCAAGTAATGTAAAAATATCTATGATGAATGCAAATCATAAAAGAATACACCATTCAATAAAATGGATAAATACAACTCCAATGATAATAAATCAAAAGTATAAAAAATCATAAGACAATGAAACAAGACAAACCGATAGACTGGGAACAAAAACCCAAACAAACTACAAAGAAACCTAAAGCAGAACGCGCAACAGCCGCCGCACCTGAAACCGATAAAAAAGGCTTTATAGGTGGATATTTTCGCCCGCTTGGTTGGGGCATTGAAGATGGTCAAATGCTTTATTATTTTTACATTCGTTCAACAATGTCGATAGTAAAGTACAAAGCTGCTGCAATAAACAAGGCTAATTTATTGAGCATTGCGCCTTTAGAATTTTGGCTTTTGTCATTTCCGAACCGCGATAGTAGTAATTACGATGTAACAACGGCAGCGGATTATCTTATAAATTTTTGCAATCATGTAGGATTTTACAATACTGAAAACATACGCGGTCGCGGTGCATGGCAGGAAAAAAACGGCGTTGTTTTTCATGCAGGGCAACAGCTTATACAGGATAAAAAACGCTACAATTTAGGCGGCTTAGATACTAAATATAGCTATGTTTATAATAAGGCTATTGATATGCCTATAGAAGCGCCATTGCTACCTACAGAGGCGGGAATGCTACCAAAGATATTAAACAAGCTAAATTGGCAAACTAAAGCCGATGCAATATTTTTATCGGGTTGGTTGGCTTTAGCACCGATTTCGGGTATCTTAAAATGGCGGCCGCATATTTGGATAACAGGCCCGCGCGGCAATGGCAAATCATGGGTTTTAGAAAATATAGTAAATGAAATTATAGGAAACATTGCTGTAAGTGTACAGGGCACGGCGGCAACAGAACCAGCGGTAAGGCAAAAACTAAATAGCGATGCACTACCTGTTACAATTGATGAAGGCGAAGGCAATGATGAAAGGTCAGCACAACGTATGCAGGAAATAATAGGATTAGCCAGGGCGGCAAGTTCTGAAAAATCACCCGCTATTGCTAAAGGCGGCAAAGATGGAAAAGCTATTGATTATTTTGTGCGAAGCTGTTTTTTATTTGTAAGCATAAACCCGCAACTTGTTAATGATTCTGATAAGCGCCGTTTTTGTGTTTTGGAATTAAAGAAATTAGCAGACCCGAAAATGTTTAATGAAGTTGAAAAGCTAAAGAATAAAATAATATTTGAAGACTTCGGGCCACGTTTTCAGGCGCGAATGTTAAACTTAGCAGATAACATACAAAAAAGCATTAAGCTATTCACACACGCCGTTTCGCTTATAACTGAAGATAGGGCGGTTGGTGACCAATTCGGTGCATTGATGGGCGGTTGGTGGCATACGTTGCATGATGACCCTGTAACGCCCGAAGTAGCACTTGAAGAAGCGGCTACTATTTTGGACATGCGCAAATATGAAGAAGACAAAGAAGACTTAACAGATGAACAAAGATGTTTGCAGCAAATACTAAGTCAGGAAATAAGAATAGAAGCGGAAAATTACGTAGGGACAAAAACAGTTGGTGAACTTGTAGAATGCGCACACAACTATCAGCCAACTGCAAGACCATCGCAAGCGGAAGCAAACGAAAGGTTAATGCGTTTAGGCATTCGCGTTATTGCTGATGATTTATTGATACTGAATAATTCAGTTTTTGTAAAAAAAGTTTTGAATAATACACCTTGGCAAATATCATGGAATACTATATTATTAAGGCTTAAAGGTGCATCACGCCGAAGTAATACGCGTTTTGCGGCTGGTATGTCGGGGCGTTGCGTTTCAATAAATTTAAAAAATTTATAAAAATTTTTATAAAAAAGCTTGCAATTATAAAAAAGGGTTGTATCTTCGTGTCAGGATTTGATTAAATGACAACAAAAAAACTTCAGATTATGAACTCAGTAAACGTAATTAAAAACAGAATCACAAACAAAGTAATGTTTTTTCTTAATGGTTCGCAGGTTTTTCCTTTAGCTATTTCGGGTAACATTTACAAATTCGAAAACGGTCAAAACATTATACTTTAACAAACTTCAAAACTAACTAACAATGGAACTAAAAATGTATTTAGCTTATGATGGTAATTTAATGATACATCAAGTTAATGAAGCGGGCAAAGATTTATTTTTTCAAGTCGATATTAAACGCGGTTATAATACCAACGAATCAGACTTAGATAACCACGAAGACGAAGCAGACTACTTCAAAGCCTTAAAACAATCTATTGCTAACAAATTTAACTTAGAACAAGAATCATGAGAGTACAAACGCAAATAACAGAATATGACAATGATAACAATGCTTATCAGATTGAAATTACAGCCGAATTTGTAGACTTTGAACGCGGCGAACGTGACAGCTTTGGCGTTCCTTTAGAACCTGATTTTGACGCGCATTTTATTATTGAAGATATTTACATTGGCGATAAGAATTATTCTATCCATGAACTTGCAGAGCTATTAGACTATTCATTTAACTATGTGAGCGAAATGATACAGGATGCCTTAGCGGACCAATTAGAATCTGATTATGAACTATATAATGAACTACATAACTATGAAAGCAATTATTATTAGCGCCTTAATTGGCATTTTATTCGGCTTAACAGCTGGTTTAACACTTGAAAAACTTTATATTATGTTAGCACTTGCATTTATTGGCGGCACATGCCTTGGAATTGGTTTAATTTTGTTAATTGATAAAAAGAAAAATAATTAGCCCGCTGCAGGTGCACTTGCATGGACCGAAGATAATACATAGGTATTCCGAATCGTATGTCGGCACTGTTAGCGTTCAGGGGATAATTCAAAAACGCAATTTTACAAACTAAACTATTAAACCATGAAAACAATAATCTTAATCTTAGCAGTAATATTATTTACATCGGGAACTTTTCCCGCGCTAAAAAAACAGCCTGCACCAAAACACATAGATAGCTATATAAAGCGCTTTTTAAAGACTGCACAGAATGAAGCGAAGCTATTTAATATACCAGTGAGCATAACGCTTGCGCAGGGCATAATAGAAAGCAATGCGGGGCGCTCAGGACTAAGTGTAAAACATAACAATCACTTTGGTATAAAATGGAATCGCAAGGGTAAATATGCAGTTTACAAAGATGATACACCTAAAGACCGTTTTCAAGTCTATAAATCGCCCTGGTGGTCATATCGTGCGCATAGTAAGCTATTAGTATCAAAAAGATATAAACATCTCACACGGCTAAATAGATTGAATTATAAAGCATGGGCACACGGTTTAAAAAAGTGCGGCTATGCAACTGAAAAAAAATATGCTGAAATACTAATTTCTGTAATAGAAAAATACGACCTTTGGCTATATGATTTCCCAATTTTTCCATGACAAAATAGAAGGCGATGAGTGGTATGTAGTTGAACAGTTGCCAATGGGTAACTACAAAGCTATCTGCACACGTGCAACTAAAGTCTATAAATTAGGCTGCATCAGAAATTTTTATTTTGACGATTATGAAATATGGACTAAGGGCAAATTAAAACCTAATAATCATTCTTTAACACTTAAAACAAAATACGATGGTCAACCGCGTAACACTAATCGGCAGGGTCGGAAAAGAACCTGAGCAAAAAACATTTGGCGAAAAAACATTAACAAAATTTAGCTTTGCAACATCTGAAAGTAGCAAAGACAAAAACGGCGAATGGCAAGAGAAAACACAATGGCACCAGGTAAGCTATTGGAATAACATTACAATCGAAAAGGGTGATATGTTATTCATTGAAGGTAAAATAGAATACCGTGAGCATGAGGGCAAATATTATACTGATATTATCGCTTCGTATTGCAGAAAAATAAATACAGGGCAAAAAGCAACGCCAATAGAAGTTGAAGTTATTAGCAACACTTCAAAAAATAATGATGCTGATTTGCCTTTTTAACTTGTAAATATTAAATAATTATCTTATTTTTATTTTAGATTTTATTTTTCATTAGTCTTTTGGTTTGGACCGCCTGTTTTTTGAAGTTCAGGCGGTTTTTTTTAAAAATAAGATATGTATTTTACATTTGAACAAGCGATGCAACTGATTAAGCCAAACGGCGCAAAGAATCCTAACTATGCTGCAACGCGAATAAGACAGCTTATAAATTTTGGATATTTAGCAGAAGCAAAACCCGAAATATTCGTAAAGCATTTTGATACTTATATCAGTTTAGGCAATATAAAAACTGAAGGCTTAGTAAATGCTGAATCAGTTTACAATTATATTCAGCATCGCAGCGATTTAAAGCAAAAGTTAGGTAAAATACCTAAGCAAAACCGACAAGTAAAGGCGATATTTTCAGATGAAACATTTAGCACGTTTATGTCGATTGATTCAGCATGTATATTTTTTGGCATATCAAGGCCTAAAATAATGCAAAGCATAAAGAAAAATAAAGCCATTGAAGTTCCGATAAGAACCGCTGTAAAAAATGACATAGATAGCGAAATTAAAACAGAATTGGTAAGGTTTATTTAAATAAAACAAACATGTTTAACAAATTAGCAAAAGAAATACACGAAGGTAATGTCGCCCGCGGTTTTTGGGAAGATGAACGCAAATTAACGGAAGTCGTTATGCTTACCGTTTGCGAATTAGCTGAAGCAATAGAAGCCGATAGAGCGCAAAAATGGGCAACTGAAACCGATTTAATTCAGTATCTAAACAGACCAACGCCCGAGCGCTTCAAAGAAAACATAAAAGACACCGTACAGGATGAAATAGCCGATGCAATTATAAGGCTGTTAGATTTTAGCCATAAGTTTGGAATTGATTTAGATTTTCATATTAAGGCAAAATTAGAATATAATGCTTCAAGACCTTACAAACATGGCAAAACATACTGATAGTATCGTAGAATCTGTTATAACTAAGTTTAAAGAACGTAGCGAAACAGGAATAAAAAAATACGGTAAAACGCTTGACCGTGAAGATTTAAATTTTATTGAATGGGTTAATCATTTGCAAGAGGAATTGATGGATGCCATTCTATACGCTGAAAAACTAAAACAAAATGCTAACACTAAATTCTAATTCTTTAGCCGTTGTAAGGCTACAAATGCAATTAAGACAGCTTGACTTCTATGCTGGTTTAATTGATGGATTCTATGATGAAACAATGCGAAATGCCGTTATAGAATTTCAAAAAAAATATAACTTGGTGCCCGATGGTATTGCAGGACCTAAAACGTTAACGGTTGCAAATACTGTTTGCGCTGATGGTTTTCATACTTTGTTTTTACATTGTTCTGCAGGTCCTGAGTTCCGCGATGCTAAAGCGGAGCAAATTGTAGCGATGCACACGCTGCCAGTTGCAAAAGGCGGGCGCGGTTGGTCAAAGCCTGGTTATGCAGATGTAATTGAAACAAGCGGAAAACTTGTAAACATTTGGAAATACAATGAAGATAATCTTATAAACGAATGGGAACAAACATGGGGCGTATTAGGCACAACTTTGCTAAATAGAAATGCACGCCACGTGTGTTATATTGGTGGCATGACAGCGGATATGAGAATGCCTAAAGATACGCGCACGCCTGGTCAATTACTTACAATGTATAATTACGTTCATGATATTGTAAAACATAACCCAAAAATTATAATTGCAGGGCACAATCAAGTACAGAATAAAGCATGTCCAAGTTTTGACGTTCCTAAATATTTGGAATCAATTAAAATACCTGCTTATAATATCGCTAATTGGTCTTCTAAACTAAAGATATGACACAAACAGAAAAACACCGTTTAAAGCGAATTTTGGAATACAAAAAAGGCTACTTAGAGGCTTTGTTATGGGTTCAAAATTCTGAGCCTTATGATGAAGTTATAGAATTAAGAATTGACATTTATACTGATAAAATTAAAGAACTTGAAAACAAACTGAAAGGACATGACTAATGAAGAAAAAAAGGCGGCACTAATCGCTAAAGTTGGTGAGCAAAAAGTAAACGAATTAACCCAAAACATTTGGTTATTATTAGGAGCGCTTAGAACTGCGAAATATGCAATTGCACAGTTCGAACCTAATAAGCTAAAATTTGAAATGAAAAAACGTTTTTTAGATTTGCACACAGCTATAAACCTATTTGTCAATACGTTTGAAAAGGCCGCAAATCCCGATGAACGCGAACTATTAAATACAACATCTTATGAAAACGTTGGCGCGGTTGCTGAATTGATAGCTATGGCGATAACCTTACCTGAATCACAGATTGAATGGTATTTAGATGAGTGCAAAAAATTAACTTATGTAGCGTTTAACAAATCACAGAATGAACTGCGTAGCGAAGGCGGTGAATAAATTGTTTCCTAATCAGGATACAAGCGAATATCATAATAGAACTTTAGGCGTTGGAATGGGTGATATTCAGCGCATGATACCAACTGATTTATCTGTTTGGGCTGTTTATTGCAATCATTACAAATGCGTTAATTTTGACCTAATAAGGCAGCTACCTAAAACAAATGATTACATACCGTTATTTCTGTTTCACTCGCAAATGAATGATAGGTTTAGACTACATTGTGAATTTGCGCTATGGGATAGAAACACGGTTGTAGTGAATGACATAGAACATGATGCTGATTATTATTTTAAGCATAACAAAGTAGTTCAGGTTGCAGCCTTAATAAAATTTGAAACACATCAAATACTAATAATAAAAAAATGAAAAACCGCTGCATATCACTACGCAACGGCTTGAGAACACATGAAAACAAAAGAGCAAAACAGTAAATTATTCGCCTGCAGGTTTATCACTTGCAGGTTTTTTTAGCATATCTTTAGGGTTTGGAATAAAGCCTTTAAAGTATCCGATAATGTCAACGCCCGTAGTCTGTGAAACGTTCTCAAAGATAGATTTTAATTCTATGCCACAAACGAATAAAGCAACGTAATAAGATAGCGTAAATTCTAAGTCAAGCATCCATGTAAAAACTTGACTACTTATAATGGCTAAACAATAATCATTCATTTTTGATATAGTACGTCTAAATCCATGCGATTGTATTTTTTGCCCTAATGCTTTAGCTTTGCGAACGCCTGTTAAAAAGTCAATCAAAAGCATGAAGCTAAGACAGATAATAAGCGGCTTTAATATACAAAGCTGCATTTTAATTTCGGGCAACACCTTCATAAAATAATTAAGCGAATCAGATGCTAATCGTAGGGAATCGGAGGTAATTGTTAGGGAATCCATTAACTGAGTTTAATATATCGTGAAACAATAACAGCCGCTGGTGTACCTATAAAGATATACCACCACGGCAGCGGTACAAAAATGACAAAGAACGTAAATGTAAATAGTGCAACCCATGTACCAAAGCAAATAGGACAAGCGCCTGCCATAGACCAAGGGTTATTTTTCATATTGTTTTCAGTATCGTTATAAACGTGTTCGACTTGCTGCAAATATTCTTTGTAAATACTATCGGCTTGTTCAGCTGTTTTATTTTGTAGTTGACCGTTTAATTGAATATCACGTTTTATTTTCCACGCGTTATATTTTGCCCACACGCGGTTTTTTTCTTTTGTTTCAAAGTCTAAGTAACGTTTAGAAATAAAAGCGCCGTAAGCGGAAAATATACGCCCTGTATAATATTCTCCCTGTAACGGTGAACCTATGCAGTAATGTAAAAACACTATTGCACAGGCTGCTATGGGAATAAGGATTAGTAGTGATAGCATTACATTGAAGGGAATGGTGGTGATGGCTTCGGTTTATAGTCGTTAAGCGGCAAATCTTTTACCCATTGAAATTCAGGATTTACGCAAAATTCCATTTCCTCAACTGAAATAATCCAGTTATCGAAGTCATCCTGTATCGGGTTAAAATAGCTGTCTTCATCGTAAAGCTGCCCTATAAGGCTATCTTTTTGTGTTTCTGTTAATAGTCCTACTTGTGTCA